GTTCATCTGGAATTAATGGTACATCTGGAACTTCTGGTATAAATGGAACATCTGGTTCATCTGGTTTAGATGGAACATCTGGTTCATCTGGTACAAATGGTACTGGAGGAACTTCTGGTATTGATGGTACAAGTGGTTCATCTGGAACTGCTGGTTCTGGCGGAACATCTGGTACTACTGGTACATCTGGAACTGCTGGTACATCTGGATTAGATGGCGACCAATATAAAACAACATCAACAACTTCTTTTACGTTAGGAAATTCTGGTACATTAATCGTTGATACTGGACTTGCATATACACCAGCACAATCTATAATTATTGTTTTTGATACTTCTAATTTTCAAGAATGTGAAGTTATAACTTATAATTCTGGTACTGGAGCATTAGCTTTTGGAACACCAACGAGAACGGTAGGGTCTGGAACATACGCATCATGGAGTGTTAATTTAGATGGTGCATCTGGAGGAGATGGTTCATCTGGAACTTCTGGTACTGGCGGTACATCTGGTACTACTGGAACTTCTGGTAGTGGAGGAACTTCTGGTATTGATGGCACAAGTGGAACTTCTGGTACAAATGGTACTGGCGGTACATCTGGGTCTGGAGGAACTTCTGGAACTACTGGTACATCTGGTACTGATGGAACATCTGGAACTGCTGGTTCTGGCGGTACATCTGGTTCATCTGGAACTGATGGTACATCTGGAGTAAATGGTACATCTGGGTCATCTGGTACAAACGGAACTTCTGGGTCTGGAGGAACTTCTGGTTCTTCTGGAACAACTGGAACAGATGGTACATCTGGAACATCTGGAGTATCTGGAACTTCTGGTTCATCTGGAGTAAACGGAACAAGTGGAACGGATGGTACATCTGGTTCATCTGGAGTAAATGGAACTTCTGGAACTGATGGTACATCTGGAACTTCTGGAGTTAATGGAACAAGTGGAACTTCTGGAGTAAATGGAACTTCTGGAACTGATGGTACATCTGGAGTTAATGGAACAAGCGGTACATCTGGAGTTAATGGAACAAGTGGAACGGATGGTACATCTGGAGCAAACGGAACTTCTGGAACTTCTGGTATTAACGGAACATCTGGGTCATCTGGATTAACTGGTACATCTGGTACTTCTGGTGCTAATGGAACTTCTGGTACAACTGGAACTTCTGGTAGTAGTGGTAGTAGTGGAACAGATGTTGGGTCAAGTGCGGTTATTGTTTTAGGTTCTGGTACTTGTTCTTCTGTAAGGACTGGGGTTAGTAATGATTCTACTGGTAATTATAGTGGTTCTTTAAGTGGTTGTAATAATACTTCTGGAGGTCGATTTTCCATAATAAGTGGTGGTTATAGAAACACTATTGATGGAACAAATAGATATGGAACAATTAGCGGTGGTAAATGTAACTATATATCTTTAAGATATGGTGCAATTGGCGGTGGACAATACAATTGTGTAACTGCGTATCACACAACAATAGGTGGTGGTAAATCTAACAAAGCATTAGGTCTTGGCTCATCAATATTAGGCGGTCAAAATAATTGTGCAAATGGTAATTATTCAGCAATTGGTGGTGGTTATTGTAACACTAATCTTGGCACTTTTGGAACAATAGGCGGTGGTAAATATAACAATATTCAAACAGATTGTTCATCAATATTAGGGGGTCAATGTAATTATACAAACGCTACTTTTTCAACAATAGGTGGGGGTGAAAGTAATTGTATATGTGTTACTGGAGATAGTGCTGGTGCGAGTATATTTTCTGGAACATCTAATTTAATTTGTAATTATGCACAAGCTCGTTCTGTAATAGTAGGAGGTTCTTCCAATTGTATTGTAGGATATGCAAATTATAATACTTTTATTGGTGGTGGTGGTAGTAATATAATACAAGGTCTTTATAATAAGTTTTCATCAATTGTTGGAGGTAAATATAACGCATCTAATAGTTGTTATTCATTTATAGGAGGAGGTAAACAAAATCTCGTTTGTGCTTTTGGTTTTATAGGAGGTGGAATATCTAATACTTCAAGTGGTGCTTTTTCATCAATATCTGGCGGTCAATCAAATTCAGCGACAAATACTTGGGATATAGTAGTCGGAGGTCAAAATAATATTGCATCTGGTGGTGCTTCATCAATACTTGGAGGAATTAACAATGTAGCATCGCAACTTTTTTCAACTATTGGTGGTGGTTGTTGTAATATCGCATCAGATTGTTATTCAACAATAGCTGGTGGAACAAAAAATGTAGCAAATTCAAAATTTTCATCTGTCGGTGGTGGTTGTTTAAATGTTGCTGGAAATTTATATTCTACAATTAGCGGTGGTATTACTAACTCGGCAAGTGGAGGTATTTCAACAATTGGTGGCGGTCAAAGTAATACATCTGGAGGTGTGGTTTCAGTAATTGCTGGTGGTAAACAAAATTCAACATCAGCAACTTTTTCATCAGTTTTAGGAGGGCAATGTAACATAACAAACGCAAGATATTCTACAATTGGCGGTGGGAATAGAAATATAATTCAATCTCCTTCTTTAAATGAATGTTGCTCTTTAGGAGCAACTATTGGAGGTGGTATAGGTCATAACACTACTGGTGGTACATTTAACACAACAACTGGTGCTTTAACTGGTACAATTACTTGTTGTAATGCTGGTAGATTATCAACAATAGCTGGTGGTTTTAGAAATTGTGCAACTGGTTCTTCATCAGTAATTGTAGGTGGTTATTGTAACACTTCAAGTAGTACTTGCACATTTGTAGGTGGTGGATATAAAAACACATCAAGTTGTGCATTTGATGGTATAGTAGCTGGTTTTTGTAATATAGCGTGTGGCGGTTGTACTTTTATAGGTGCTGGTGTTTGTAATAGAGCATTAGCTGGTGGTTCAGTTATTGTAGGAGGAAACGGAAACATAGCTTGTCCTCCAGCATTAGGAACTACTGGTGCTTTTATTGGAGGTGGTACTGGAAATATAATATGTGGAACTGGTGTATTAAGCGGAATAGTATCTGGTTTAACAAATAAAATTTCTGGTTGTTTTTCATTTATTGGTGGCGGATGTTGTAATGTTAGTGATTGCAAATTAACTTTTATAGGTGGTGGAATAAACAACAGGGTATATAATTGTTATTCAGTTGTTAGTGGAGGTATTTCAAATAAAATTTATTTCGGTGCTGGTGGAGGTGGTGCTAATGGAATAGCAAGTGGATTTAATAATTCCATTACTTCTGGAGATACTCATTTCATAGGAGGAGGAGGTACTAATATTATAACCACCACGCAAGGTTCAAGTGCTATTGTTGGCGGAACTTCTAACTCTATAACAGAAGGACAATCAATTATTGCTGGTGGTAATGCAAATTGTATTACACAACCACTTTCTTTTATTGGTGGCGGTTGTTGTAATCTTGTAAGCGGTATATCATCATTTGTTGGTGGCGGTCAATTAAATGGAACAAATGGCGGTTGTTCAGTTGTTGTTGGAGGTTGTTGTAATTTTGCAAATGGTAATTTTTCATCAATTGTAGGTGGTTGTTACAATAGAACTAAAGTTTCAGATTTTGGATTTATTGGAGGTGGTCAAGGAAATTATATTTGTTCCTCTGGTAATTCTGTTATTGTAGGTGGTTGTCAAAATATTACTTGTTGTACTGCTAATTATAGTTTTATTGGAGCAGGATATAAAAATGCGAATTGTTCTGGATATTCTTCAATAATTGGTGGATATTGCAATTTGATTGAATATGGCAAATCAGTTTTGTCGCTTATTGGAGGAGGTTGTTATAATAAAATTTATTGTAATTCATTAGCTTCTTCGATTGTAGGAGGGGTATATAACAAAATAAAAGGAATTGCTAATTATGGTAATTCATATTTTTCAGTTATAAATGGCGGAAAGTGTGGTACAATTTATAATTCAAAATATTCTATTATAGGCGGAGGTTATAATAATATAATACAAGATATTTACCCAAGTGCAACTAATAATTCTTTTTGTCATAACGCAATTTTAAGTGGTTATGGAAATTACATAAAAAATTGTAATAGTTCTTCTAACCCAAGAGAAACGATTAATAATGTAATAGTTGGTGGTAATGGAAATTCTATTAGAAATTACTCTAATGGAAAAAGTGGAGTAAGATTTAATTTTATTGGTGGAGGTGTAAGCAATATAATTTGCAAAACTGGTGGTAATGGCGAAGCAACTTATAATTCAATAATTGGAGGTCATAATAATACAATTGATAGTTTTGTTAATGCACATATTATAGGAAGCAATATATCTGCAACCGCAGATGATTATACATTTATGAACAACCTTTATGTTGGAGGTATAGTCAAATGTACTGGTACATTTAGGATTTCGCATCCAGACCCAATTAAAACAAGAACACATACGTTAAATCACTCGTTTGTAGAATCGCCTAACGCTGGAGATAATATATATAGATATTTAGTTTTAGCAAAAGATGGAAAAGCAGAAATTAAACTACCAGATTATTTTAAATTCTTAAATGATAACGTACAAGTTTTTGTAACACCTAAAAATGGTTTTGGAGTTGCTTACGGAACAATTAATGACCAATTAGATACTATTAGTATTTATGCTAATTTAGATATAGAATATAATGTACTTGTTATCGGAACAAGAAAAGATAAAGATGCGGTTAAAAACTGGAAAGGAATTGAAAGAGTTAAAAATGAAGCTGAAATTAAAGTATATGATGATAAATTAAAAGCCGAAGAAAATAAATTAAATACATAAAAAATGGAAAATTTTGTAATACATATATTTGGTTATGGAGAAACACAATTCATAACCAATGATAAAAGTTTAAAATACGAAACTAAAAATCTAACAAAGGTTGAACCTTTAATAGATGCAATATGGAATTTGAAACCATCAGATTTTTCTGGAGAAAAAAAATACCATGTTATAAATTTTTTCAGTAAAAATGATGTCAGATGGATAGATGAAAATTCTTTTCAATTAAAAGAAGAAGAATCATTATCTACTATGATTGATGAATTAATTACTGAAATTAAAGAGTACAAACCTAATTAATTTTAAGGTTAATTGTTGTGTTGTTAGAAAGTGCGAGATTTTTTTTATTTCTCGCATTTTTGTTTATATTTGTAAAACAAAATCCAAGAAACAATGAAAAGAATTTTTTACAACTCATCGTTACCAAGAAGCGGTAGCACATTAATACAAAATATTATTGCTCAAAATCCAGATTTTTATACTACACCTACAAGCGGTTTAGTAGATTTGGTTATGGCATCAAAAAACAATTTTAACCACTCACAATCATTTATTGCCCAAGACCAAAAGCAAATGGAAAATGCGTTTTTAACATATTGCAAAGCTGGTATGCAAGGATATTTTGAAGGACTAACCGACAAACCTTTTGTGGTAGATAAAAGTCGTGAATGGGGAATTAATTATGGTTTATTGAATATGTTATTTCCGAATCCTAAAATCATTTGTATGATTAGGGATATACGTTGTATTTATTCATCAATGGAAAAGAATTTCAGAAAAAATCCACATAGAGAAAATCATATACAAAATGCACAACAATTAATAGGAACAACTTTAAATAAAAGAATTGATATTTGGAGTAGCGGTGTACCAGTAGGAACATCTATTGACCGACTACAAGATATTATTCAGCAAGGTTTGGACAAACACATTTTATTTATTCGTTATGAAGATTTAATGGATAATCCAGAACTTGAAATGAAGCGTATTTACGAGCATTTTGAAGTACCTTACTATGAAAACCATGATTTTGAAAACGTAACGCAACACACTCACGAAAATGATACTATTCATGGTATTTATGGCGACCACACATTACGACCAAAGTTTGAACGTAAACCAGATGACTATTTAGATATTTTGGGATATGAAAACTCAATGAATATCAGAAATCATTACAAATGGTTTTACGATTATTTCGGATATGTATAAGAAAAAAGGGTACTAATTATGTACCCTTTTTATTTTAACATTATCGTTTATTTTATAACAAACAAAATTTGGAGTAATGTTTTTTTGACACTCAAATTGAGTATCATAACCTTTATTAATAGGACACCATTGCCAATCTCCTTTGTCAAACTTAAAATTTTTGTTATTCCAGCAACCATGACAACCATCAAAATTTACAAATCGAGTACAATCACTTTGAAATTCATGTTCTTTATTAGTAAAGTTTGCAATCATATAAACGTGCTTATTTAATGCCCAAGCTAACCAGCTTAAACCACTACTCAAACCAATAAAAAATTCTGAATAGTGAATTATTTGCATTGTAATTTCTAAAGATAAATTAGATGGTTCAAAAACACCTTCTAACTTGTATTTAGAATCTAAAGATACATTAACAACATCATAATTTTCAGAAATTAACCAATCTACTACATATTGCCAATTCTCTACACTCCACTCTTTACATCCAGCAGTTGAATCTGGAGCAATACAAACATAAGGTTTATCAATACTCGCAACATTTACTTTTGGTGTAAAATTTAATTTTGGTTTTATTTCACTAAAACTTAACCCTAAAATATTTGTGGCAGTTTGTTGTAAAGGTATTGTGTTTGGCAAAACTGGTTCTTTATTAGTATCATAAAACCATCCTAAATCATATTTAGCAAACAAATTAACAACTACTTCGGCTGGTTCAATAAAAAATATGTTTGGATATTGGTCTTTAAATAAAAAGTTTTTAAAAGTAGAAACAAACAAAATACATTCGTGTTTTTTCTGAAATTCATCACAATAAGGCAACCATGCCAAAGTGTCGCCTAATGAACTACTTTCAAAAGAAATCATAACTCTTTTATCTCTTAAATCAAATACTTGATTAAAAATAACCTCACTCGGCTTTTGTCTATCAGCTTTAATTTCTGTAACTTTTACATTATATTCTGTAAAGTATTTTCTATTTAATCTTACCCACGAATTAGATTGAATAGTATCTTCATAAACTAATTTTTCATCTACAAAAAATTCTACATGAAAAGCACTTGTAGATTTTCCATTTATTTCTACAAAAGCACCATCAACACAATGATGATTAACAATAACTTTTCCATCTTTAGGTTGTTTCATAATTTTTGATTTTAATACGGATTCATACAAATCTTGATGGTCTTTTTTAAAATGAAAAGTATCATTTGAATAGTTTACTTTCATTTCATCTTTTAACGGACTATCTAATGGTTTTATAATATCATCATAAATTCCACAATATTGCGGTAAATTATTAGCGTAAATAGTTAATTCGTGGCTAATTGCTTCACGCAACACGATAGGATTACATTCTTGTTTACTTGGAAATAAAAATATGTCGGACAAAATCATAAAATCTTCAACATCTTCTCTTTCTCCCCATACTTTTACATTTTTAGGAACTATTTTCATTAATGGTTTCCAATAATCAGCAAAGTTTATAGCTTGATTACCAACAATATGAAAATCATAATCTGGATATTGTTCAGCAATTTCAAAAACTTTTTCTTGGTTTTTATTATCACACCACAATCCAACAGATAAAACATTTTTTTTGGTTACATCAAACTTTAGTTTTTCCAACGCTATTTCGTATTCTTTTTCCCAAAAAAACTTTGTTTCTAAAGGGTACATAATCAATTCTTTTTTAGTTTGAATATGCTCAAAAGTCTTAACATGATAGGGAGAACAAAAAGCAAAACCATCTGGAATAAATATTTTGTTTCTTGGATTAAAAGAAACATTATGGCACGTTTCAATAATTCTATACTTACGCACATCAGAATAAAGTTTCTTCATTAATTCAAAATCTAAACCTTCTGCTTCGTGGTCAATATGAATAATTTGTATTTGATTTTCTTTAATAATATCTATTAATTTGAATTTGTTTTCATCAAGGGTAAAAAAGTTTTTTTTACCTACCAAATTTATGATTTGATTTCTTTGAACTACATATTGGTCGGACAAACATTCGTATTCAACAACAAATAAATTATTATCGGTTTCTATTAAGGATTCAATTCTTTTTAAAAGAAATTGTGGCATACCGCCAGTAGAAAGGTGTGGTGCTAAAAATAAAATATTCATAAAAAAATTTCTTGGTTACTGGTACAAATATAATATATTTTTTTGTATATTTGAAAAAAAATAGAAACTTAAATACAATAACTATGATTTACAATTTTATTGGGCAACCTCACGCTGGTAAAACCACATTAGCTAATCATTTAAAAAATGTTTTAGAAAATCATTACAAAGAAAATCAAATAGATAAAAAATGTATTTTAATTGATGGCGACAACTTACGAGCAATCTTAAATAACAAAGATTTTTCAGAAGAAGGCAGAAGATACAATATCAACCAAGCATATAATATTGCGAAGTTTTTAGATACCGATAGCTATTTTGATGTAATTATCGCAGTTGTTTCTCCATTTTTAGATTTAAGAGAAAGATTAAAAATAGAAAAAGAAGGAGAAATAGTAGAGATTTTTGTACATACCACTAACATTAGAGGTCGTGAAAACTTCCATGTACCCTATTTTGAAGAACCACAAAGAAACTTTATTGATGTTGATACAACGGATATTGATGAAATGACTACTATGAATGAATTACTAAATAAAATCCAAGAAAAATGTCAATCAAATTAGCGGAAGCAAATGCAGAACAAATCCAGCAATTTATAATTGAAGGAAGAAAAATTTTATTTAAAGAAGAAAGTAAGATATTTGTAGAAATTCGTTTTAATCATAATGATGTAGATGGAACAAGGAAATGGCGAGTAATATTTAATGGAAATGAATTTCATACCAGCGAAATTTTTATTGAAATTCCATGCAAAACCGAAAGTAAATTTTATGAAGTATTAGGCGGATATAAGCATCATATAGTTTGTTCAGCAAACACAATAAATTTTGAAAACAACGTATGTAATATTTATTAATTATGGAAAATTGGGATAAAAAAATTCACGTTAATTCTTCTTTAGAAAGAAAAGCTGGTCAATACGCTATGTTTATAGGTCGTTGGCAACCTTTACATTTAGGTCATAAAAAATTATTTCAACAAGCAATTGATGAAGGTAAAAATCTTTTGATTTGTATAAGACAAGGAGAAGTAAACGAAAAAAATCCATTTACCGCAGAACAAGTAAAAGAAATTATTGAGATGGAATATGCTTTACTTGTTTATTGTGATGTAGTAAAAGTTATGATAATTCCAGATATTTGTAGTGTGGAGTTTGGTCGTGGAGTAGGATATGATATTATTGAACATATACCGCCAAGCGAGATAGCAGATATTTCCGCCACAAAAATTCGTGAACAATTAAAAAAAGAAGGTAAATTATAATGGAAGTAACAAAAAAACGACATATTGCAAAAACAATAAGTTATAGATTAGTTAGTACCGCTATTGGTTTTGGTGTTGTATGGGCAGTTAGTGGCTCAATAGCAGTAGGAAGTGCATTTGGTGTTGCTGAATTAGTTTATAAACCCTTACAATACTATATTCACGAAAGAATATGGTATAAATATATTAAATACGGACTTAAAAATAAAAAATAATGAATGTAATTTTTCAAATTGATGGCGGTTTAGGAAAGTCAATTATGGCAACCGCAGTATTAAAAGCTATAAAAAAGAAATACTCAAAAGCAAACATAATTGTAGTAAGTTCTTACCCAGATGTATTTATTTCAAACCCAAACGTAAACAGAGTAATTACTCACGAACAATTGTCTGGTATTTACGAAAAATGGATAATGCAGAAAGAAGCAAAAGTATTTGTTTCAGACCCTTATCAAACTTCTGATTACATAACAGAAAGCAAACACTTAATTCAAATTTGGTGTGAAATGTATGGTTTAAAATATGATGGAGAAATGCCAGAATTATTTTTGTCAAAAGCTGAAAAACAATACTTTGAACCATTTTATAGGTTAGATAAACCAATTATGGCTATTCAACCCAATGGAGGTGCATTTAATCAACCATTAAAATATAGCTGGACACGAGATATTCCACAACCTATCGTACAAGATGTAATTAATCATTTTGCTAATGATTATGCAGTATTGCATATAAAACGTGATGACCAGTTTATGTATGAAAATACAATGGCTTGTTTGGATAATTTCAGAAGTATTGCTATAATGCTTACTTTGTCTGAAAAAAGATTACTTATTGATTCTTCGGCTTTACATATTGCTACCGCTTTAAATTTACCATCTGTTGTATGTTGGGTAGGTACAAATCCAAAGGTGTTCGGATATGATATGCACACTAATATTGAAGCTAATGCACCAGATTTTCAACCTAATCTTAATCATCCACATTATTCTAAATATTTGTTGTTTCAAGATATAAGCACCATACCTTTTAATGATTTAAACAATGTTTTTGATAAAAATTTGATAATTAATGCTTTAAAATAATATTATTTATAAGTTTTTTTGTAATATTGTAGTTGATTTCAAGACTTTAACAAATAAGATATGGCTCAAATACAACCATTATATAAAAGATTATCAGATTTTATATTTGAACAACCAGATGTTGTTGTAGTAATTCTGCAACAATATGGCTATAACATAGATATGCAAACCGCTACATTAAATCAAATTAATGAATTGGTTTTCAAAGCATTATACGATGATGAAAATGTAGATTTTGCAGAAACATTAGATAGAGCAATAGACAATAATGGTTATAATAATATTGCACCAGTAGTAGTTATGGGTGCAATATCTTTAGCCAGTTCGGTTTTTGGCGGAATAAGTGCCAAAAAAGAAGCTAAAAAACAAAGAGAATTACAAAAACAATTGAAACTTTCTGAATTAGCTTTAACAGAAAGATTGTCAATGGAGAAAATTAGAGCAGAACAAGAAACCGCCAGAACAAACATTTTGGCAAATTCATTGTTAGCTTATAGACAAACCTTACAATTAGAAAGTACCGCAAGATTAAAAGATACTTGGCTTTATGTTACTGGTTTAGGTATCGGAATGGGAATTTTTTACGGATTATATTTATTTACACAAGATTAGTTATGCCAGTACCAACAGAAGGTTTAAGTAGTTTAGGAAGTGCTGGTATAGGTGCTGGAGTAGCAGTAGCAAGTACTATAATCACTTCTGCATTTGCAAGTTCAGATGCAAAGAAACAAAGAAGATTAATTGAAGAATTAGGTAAATTAGAATTAGCACAACAAAAAGAATTAGAAATTCGTTTACAAGATGTGCAAGGAGAATTAGCTAAACAAGAAATAATCTATAAATATTTAGCAGTACAAAAAAACGATGAAGCAATATCAAAGATAAAATCGAAAAGATATACTTCTTATATGGTTTTAGGCGGAGCAATAGTAGGTTTGACATTAGTAGTAGTTTTATTAGCAAAAAAGAAAAGAAATGGATAGAGATACAAAATTTTTACTTGGCTCTTTAGGAGTAGCATTAGTTATTTTGGTATTATTGAGAAATAAAAATCAGAAAAGTAAAAAAGATTTACTTAATGTTAAGTATGCAGAACCGAAACAAGTAGAAGATACGCAAGTAAAAGACAAAGAAAACGCAGTAATTGGTTTAAAAGCGATGCGTGAAGCAATAGATAGTAAAGAATCAAAAACAGAGTTAGATAAATTAAGCACAATAATTTTTAAAGATTATGGTGTTAAAATTATGCCTAACAAATCAACTGGATTACTTCGTGCAATGTCTAAAAACGGAAAAGTATTAGCGGAAGAAACTAAAGGAGATTAAATATGCCAGTTATTATACCAACTATAACATTTTACGCAAATAATGTGGTTTCTGTTGTATCTTTAGATTCAACTCCATATTATGTGATTCAAAATAGTATGGGTAGTTTTATCTATGGTTTAAAAGAATTATATTTAAAAGCAAATGCCAATTCTCAAATTTTACAATCGTATAAATTTAATAGATATGATGTAAATGGTATGTTACAATCTTTTGCAGAAATACCAACAATTGACCCTTATCAATATCAAATTTCTGTGTTTGCTAAAATGCAAAAAGAAAATGTATATTTAGATGGAAGAACGAATTTAACTTTTACACTTTTACCAAACGAAACTTTATTTTTAATCCTTTATACAGACCAGATTGCTAACAGAGATTTTGTTCCAAAAACAGATTTTTTTCAAGAAGATTTTTTCAACAAACAATATGATGTATTAAATGACTACCAAGAACTACTATAAACATTCATCACTACTAAAGATAAAGTTAGAAAATAAAATAAACACAATATCAAAACTAAAGACTGGAGATTTAGTTAAAACAAAAGCAGAAGATTATCCGTTAATTTACCATTATGGTATAATTGACAAAACAGAAAATCAAATGTTTATTTTGCATAATCATCCAGACAAAAGAAATTCAAAAGGCGGTACAATTGTAAAAGAATCTTTTGATAAATGGATTAAGGGAAAAGATATTGTTTCAGTAGAATCAACAAACCTAAAAACAGATGATATTGATGAATTATATGAAAAACTAAAAGTTTATAAGTATGATTTCATCAATTTTAATTGTGAGCATTTTGTTAATTTTGCTAAAAATAACGATTATGTAAGTCCGCAAGTATTAAGATGGACTTCATTAATAGGTATTGGAATTATTACGTTTTATTTATTAAGAAAAAGAATATGAAAGCATTAAAAAGTCAAATAAATTTAAGAATTACCAACAATACATCTTTTAATCAATTTGTTGATATTTTAAGCGTTATACCTAATCCATTGTCAGCTAATGAATCTAATGGATTTTATAATTTTGATATGTCAAGTGTTTCTTTTTCTGGTGTAATTAGCGTAAGTATTACTTATACATCAACATCAAATCCAACTCCAGTAACATCAACCGCAAGTGTAATAACACCAAACATACAAGGTGTTGTAGATGGACTTAATACTTTAGGAATAGGAATTTTTAATTATTCTGGTACAACAATATACGTTTCATCAAGTATTTATATTTACACTAACATTACAATTGGTTTACCTTTTGTTTCAACTTGGAATACTATAAATATTTCTGGAGGTTCAAGTGCTTCAAATCAAGTTAAACTACCTTTATTTTCTACTGGTTCATATAATTTTGTTGTAAACTGGGGAGATGGAAATTCAGACACTATTACCGCTTGGAATCAAGCGGAAGTTACACATACTTATGCTACTGCTGGTACATATACTATTTCTATTGATGGAGAATGTAAAGGTTTTAGATTTAATAATACTGGAGATAAATTAAAAATTTTATCAGTAACAAGTTGGGGAGATTTTGAATTAATAGGTAATCTTGGTGGTCAATTTCATGGTTGCACAAATCTTAATTTAACTTCCGTTTCAGATGTTTTAAATTTTGGGAATTGTACCAATTGTTCGTTTATGTTTGATTCATATAGTTTTGCAACAATAAACAATATTAATTCTTGGGATGTTAGTAATGTTACTAATATGTCTGGAATGTTTGGTGCAAGTGCATTTAATCAAAATCTAAATTCGTGGAATGTTAGTAGTGTAATAAATATGTCGCAAATGTTTTTAAGTGCTACTTCGTTTAATGGTAATATTTCATCTTGGAATGTTAGTAATGTTACAAATATGTCTTTAATGTTTAGACTTGCAACTTCATTTAATGTAGATATTAGTTCTTGGAATGTGGGTAGTGTTTTTACCATGAATAATATGTTTTCACAAGCATCTTCATTTAATCAAAACATAAACTCTTGGAACGTAAGTAATGTTTTGTCATTCAACGCTATGTTTTTACAAGCATCTTCATTTAATCAAAACTTAAATAGTTGGAATACTTCAAGTGCAACAAGTATGAGTTCTATGTTTTCACAAGCATCTTCATTTAATGGAAATATAACTTCTTGGAATACATCAAGCGTTAATACTATGACTGCTATGTTTTTGGGTGCTTTGGCATTTAATCAAAATATTGGCTCTTGGAATGTTGCTAATGTAACAGATATGTCAAATATGTTTTTGGGTGCTTTGGCATTTAATCAAAATATTGATTCTTGGAATGTGAGTAGTGTAATAAATATGACTGCAATGTTTCGTGGTGCAACTGCATTTAATCAAAACTTAAATAGTTGGGTTGTAAGTAGTGTTACAAATATGACACAAATGTTTTTGTTGGCATCTTCATTTAATGGAAATATATCTTCTTGGAATGTAAGTAATGTAACAAATATGTTTCAAATGTTTCAAGGTGCATCAGTATTTAATCAAAACATAGGTTCTTGGAATGTAAGTAATGTAATTAATATGTTTGCAATGTTTACAAATGCAATTGCATTTAATCAAAACTTAAATAGCTGGAATGTGAGTAGTGTTACAAGTATGGTTGCTATGTTTGGCGGTGCTTTATCTTTTAATGGGAATATAACTTCTTGGAATGTTAGTAGTGTTACAAATTTTGGTCAAATGTTTTCTGGTGCAAGTGCATTTAATCAAAACATAGGTTCTTGGAATGTTGTCGGTGCTACAAATATGAGTGGAATGTTTGCTAACGCATTTGCATTTAATCAAAATATAGGTTCTTGGAATGTTTCTAATGTTTTAAACTTTACGATTTTTATGAATGGAAAAACATTTACAGATTATAGTTCTGCTAACTTGGATGCAATTTACAATGGTTGGAGTTTATTATCAGTGCAACCAAACTTAACAATAGATTTTGGTACTATCAAATATACTGCTGGAGCAAGTGCTGGTAAATTAGTACTGACTTCTGCTCCTAATAACTGGATAATTACAGATGGTGGAATATAAAAAAAAACTCGAAACGCTTGGCGAATCGAGTTTTTTAGAGAGTAACCTTCTTAAAATACATTCCATTGAATTTTGAAGTGCTACAAAGATATAAAATAATTTTATAACTTATTTATTCTGCGTAATAATTTTTCGTATTCACGTTTTTTTTCTTCAATCATAGAAATATGATTTGTTATTTGTTTGTATTCCTCCATCAAAGCATTAAGTTGTTTTGAATTTTTATGTTTTTTTCTTACAATCCATTTTTGTAATAGACCTTGATAGTTGATATAATAATCAATATCATCTTGAATTTCATCTATTATATTTTGTATTACTACCATTATTTGCTTAAAAAAGTAGTTAATTCATTTTTATAAGATGGAAATAAAAGTTTGATAAAATATTGTGTTTCAGTTTTCCTAAAAGCACAAATGCCTTTATAATTTGATAGTATCATTTGATATTGTTCTTTTGTAACTTCTATTGGCTCGTTATATATGACTTGCATCGTTTTGGTTTTTAAGTTCTTGTATCTTATCGTATTCACTTTTAAGTAACCAACCATCTGGAGTGTGTTCTTTGCTTACCCAAACAAATTCATTTCCCTTTTTTTTTCTAATTGAAATTCCAATTATAGGTGTTTCAACCCTTACATCAATCAAATCTTTAACGCTTATTGGTACTTTGCTTCGTTCTTTTAATTCTTGCATCATTTGGTCAGCTTGAAGTCTGGATTCCGCTTCCATAATTATTGGTTTTTCATTACCACGAAAATAATATTTGTAAAAGCGAACCTTTGTCATAAATGAAATAGATAAAAAATTAAATGATTTCTGTTATTCTATTGAAAACAAGATTATTATACAAATATAATTTCTAATTTTGGAATTAATAACATCATTATCCATAGTAGTGTTTGTTGTTTAAGTTTCTTGGTAAGAGTGGGAGTAGTTACCCACTCTTTTTTTTTGTTTAATTTTCTGGTAACATATCAAATTCATCAATATCGTTTATTAGAATCACGTTTCCGACAATAAAATCACTTGGGAATATTGCTTGGTAGTCATGGGCAATTTCAGTAGCGATTTCGTTAAATTCTAACTCTTTTAATTTACCTTCTTCATCAATAATTAAAAATTCATTATTAAATAGGTTTATGATTTCCATTGGCGATTTATAAAAATCTGCACAAATCAAATTTTTAAGTTCTCTTATCGACTTTAATTCGATACTTTTTTTTTCGTTTTTTGTAGTAATTAGTGTTGCTTTCATTATAAAAAATCCATTACGTTTGGGTATTGTGTTTCTAATCTTTCGTATTCTTTCCACGCTTGTATAAATTGCATTAAAGCAAAATCTAATTTTGATGATAAATAATCTTTTTTAAGATGCTCTACCAATTCTTTTTCAAAACCATGACTAATAATAGTTTCTAATTGTTCTTCTGAAAAACTTGTAATAAAAGTATTTAAAGCACTTGCTAAAGCTATTTGGAAATTTTCTTCTTCTTCACTCGCAAGTTTTGGTCTTGCTTTCAATAAAAGTATTCCAGAAATTATAGAATTATCAATAGGGTTTTTCATTATATCAATAGATTCTTTTGCAAATTCTGGTTTAATGTTTGGTAATCTTGAAATAGAAGAAAATACATCAAGTACCATATCATCGGCTTGTTCTTTTGTTACTCTAATCATCTTTTTTTTACTTTGTAAATAAATGGTACTCCTTCTTTTTTCACTTGTAATAATGCTGAATAAATCTCACGCATCTTATCTCGGCTATCTGCAACTGCAACCGAATTAAAATACCAATAGTATTCATCATCTAAAAGCAAACCAAATTTGTAAAAGTTACCACTTGGAATTTTGTTAAAATTAGTTACCTCGTTAAGCATTTTCATATTTATGCCTAATTCTATAAATTCAATTAATTTATAGTTTTTTTTCTTTTCCAGTTCAGTAAATGGAATCAGTTTTAAATTCATTTTCTTGGTTTTATAAAGCAAATATAATTAAAAAATATTATAAACAATAAAAATATTATAAAAAATAATAAAAATTTTTTAGGATAATTTTAAATTACACTAATTGTTTGTAGTACATTTGCTTGGAATCAAAGTATTTATGCACCTTTGCACGATTTTCTGGGGTATCTCTATAATAGATACAATCAGTTTTATAGCAATCAAAATCTTCGCCTAATATAACTGAAAGTTCGTGCATCATATAGTAGCAACTGAATCGAATATCACGATACACATCTAACAAAACATCATCTCTTTTTCTTTTAACTTTTTGTTCAACCAAAACTCCATTTTCGTAAATATCATACACCCTTTCAGTTCCTAAAGTAGATAATGTAGCCAGTCGCAATGCTTTTGCTTTTTCAATTAAACCTCTCTCGTATGTTTTTTCAGAAATGTAACCTTTGATAAAAGCAATTCTCCAGAAAGCATGGTTTAAATCAGTTCCAGTAACCTTGCCTTTATCATGGTCATAATTGTAGTTGTATTTTGAAACTTCTACCATTGGTGGCAAAGTAACAATAGGACTTTCTTTTAAGTATCTTTTAACATCATCTCTAACTACTTTAAACATATAAATCATATCGGATGGAAAATTTTTCCTACCACACGAAAAAATAGTTAGCTTATTATCAAATATAAGTTCGTTTACTTCTGTACCTTTTCGTAATACAAATGAACCTTTACCTCTAATAAGTTTGTCTAAAAAGTTTTCAATTTTACCAGTTGAGTAACTTCTTTTTTGAATTTCTAAATCTTTTACTTCTTCCATAGTTAAGTAAAGTTATTTTAAATTTGACCGCCCTTATTTAATTTTTGTTTTAATTCTCTCAATGCTTGTTCAAAAAATTCTTTTGATATAAGTTTTGATTGATAAAGTTTTTCCAGATTTTTTAAAGTTTCCATCGCCAGTTTTTTATCTTCTGCTTCTTTTCCTTCAACAACCATTGGTCTAACTTTGCCTTCTGCTTTTTGTCTTGCTTCTCTTTCTGCTCGAAGTTTTTGCATTTCTTTTAATCTAACTTCTCTTTTTCTTTTAGCATCCGCAGATAAATCGCTTTCAGAAACAATTTTTAATGCTTCATCTTCATCGCCCTTTATATCGTAAACACTATCTAACAAAGTAATTAAAAGATAATACGAACATGGTTTACCATCATCTTTTTTGCTTGGAGCAATCATTGTTTTGAAAATAAGCATTTCATCTGACCCTAAATTTTGCAATCTTAAATCTTCTACAATATCTTTAGGATTAACAAGTTCAAATTTTTTGATAATTCCAGTATCAATAATATTTTGAAACGCTACTCTAATTTTTAAGTTTTGGTCTAATGTTTGCACAAATTCAGCAAATAGCCACCAGTTTTTATCTTGTAAATCAGAAGTTGGGATGTCGAATGGACTTGCACAAATTTCAAATTTAGGTTCTGGTATTTTCTGAAAATCAATAGGTTTTTTGTCTAAAATAGAAATAATTAAATTATCAACTTGGGTTGCTTTAATTTTAGATATAGGTGTTCCCTTGTAAAATTTGAAAAGGTTTTGACTTACCCATCTTTGAGCATCGTTCCAACTCCAACCTAATTTTCTTTTTTTAGAAAGTTTATATACCCTTCTGGTTAATAAGACAAATATCTGTCTTGAATAATTCTTTTTCATAGATTACTCTTGATATTTTTTGTATTTTTTTATCGTACTTAATGATAATCCGAAATGATTACTCGCTTCCATTAAAGTATGTTCTTTACAAAAATCAGATATTTCAAATTTTACATCATCAGATATAGGTGCAACTTTCATTCCAATATCAGTTAATTCATTTTCCTTACAATGATAGTTGATAGTTCCCTTTGAACAAACTAATTCTTTTTGTATTTCTCGATATGATTTTCCTTGATTTCTCAAAGATAAGATTTGTGGTTTTAAGTTTCGTTTAATCGCCATAGTAATATATGTTTTGGTTACTGGTACAAATATAATAAAAAGTTATAAAAAAAGTGCATAAAGCACTCTTTTTTTTTAATCTTTCACTCGGTTTCATTTGAATTAACAAAGAGGAGTTACCGAGCATTTTATTTTAACATTCCAAATCCAAGTGGTCTTACTTGAAATTCAATTTTGTCATTAAATTTAGGTAAATTAGCAAAAACTTGCGAATAATCTTTTGTAGAAATTGGAGTAGCTTCATCAGAAGTTAATTCTTCTTCTTCTTCTTCGCCTAAAACAACATTAGTTTTATCAACACTAATACCTTTTTTAGAAACTGCAAAGTAAATCATTGCTCCAACTAATCCTAAACCTACTGCTAAACCAAAATAACTTAATATTTTTTTATTTTCTGTTGTCATAATAAAATTTTTTACATTACACCTCTAAATAGTCTTGCGTTGATATATTTTGGTTTTGAGCCATTAGCACTTGCGTACATTTGTTCTTTTAAAGATTTTTCAACCATAATAGGTAATACATCTTCTTTTACTTCAAAATTAGGATATTTAATACCTCCAACTGGTAAAATAGGTTCAGTAGTTTTACCTTCACATTTAGAAATAAATCCAGCTTTTGCAATTTCGTATGCTTGTTGTGAAGCATATTTAATCATTGCTGAATATTCCGCCCATTTTTGCTCACATGGAGATAAAGTTGGAAAACTTTTTGGCGGTGAAACATCATCTTTAGGGATTACATTAACAACACCATTTAACGCATCATTAGTACTTAAAACTGGAGTTGTTACAATTGCTGGAGTTGGATTAGTTAAAACACCTCCTTGTTGTACTGCGACTTCTGTTGGAGTTCCAGTTCCAGCGGTTAAATTTGGTAAATCCATATTAGGTGGTAATTCTAATCCGTAAACTTGTTCTGGGGTATTTGAAGTTGCTCCACTTGTAGTCGCTCCACTTGAAATTGCTCCAGCACTTGCTCCCATTGAAATTGCTCCAGTAGTTGCTCCACTTCCGCCAGTAAGACTTTTAACATCTTTTGCTTTTTTACTTCTTTTCCATAATAAATAGATAATGGTTGCTCCAGCACCTACTAATAATATGTCTTTTGTTTTCATAATTATAAATTTAAAAATATGGTAAAAATACACATTATCAATAAATTATATTGTTTACAATAACAAAAATAATCTGAACAAATACTATTTGTAAAAATTCATTTTATACTAATTGTATTAATAATTTACTTACAATCAATCCTACTAATGAACCAACACCAGCACCAAATGAATAGTACATTCTATCTCTAAAGCTACCAAAAGCAACTCTCTTAACATTCCACGACCATATTAAAGATATAATC